AGTTGCAGCAGCTCGGCCTGGACAAAACCAAAACCCTTGTCAATATAGATACCTTCGCAGTGCCAGTATCTATTCGTATCCTTGATGCGATCAAGGCTATCCTGAGTTGTAGTCTGTGGACCATCTACGCTGGCAGCCTCCACCATCTTGCGTATCTTGGTCGCTGGATCGTATTGGATGACACGGATGCGAGTGCCCGTTCCCTGGCCGTTCCAGTCCACGCCCATGTAGTACTTCATAGACGGCAGGAATTTACACTGTTTGTAACGATAATTGCGTCTGGCTTTGTCCACATGATAGGACTTGAATACGCCTTGTGCTAGATCGCCGAATTCAGCAAGAAATTCATGACGATAAACGTCATCTGTTCTGGCTTCACGACGGCAGGCCTCTTCCATCTCCTCGGACCAATTTGGGTCCAACATGATGGGAGCATAGAATTCCCGGTAGTCCGAGAATTGTGTACACATCTTCCAGTATTGAGAACGAGCGCCAGTAGGAGTAGAGGCGCCATGGAATTCCGTTTTCTTATAACGACGAAGGAGAGGCATTACAGCTTTGTAGTCTCCTTCGTTGAGGAGGTCTTGTTCTTCTAGGCGAACACGGCGGGGTGATTGCGAACGGATGACATCAGCATCTCTACCGGATGAGGAGCCGGCCGTGAAGATAGAGAGCGTGGAGGCATTATAGAATTCTATCTTGTAGAAAGGCTGCTGCTTCTTGTTCTTGATACACTCGGATAGGGCGGGGTCGTTCTCACATTGCCAGAGGATATCATCGAACCACTTCTGAGCCTGGGCTTTGGCTGGGGCGAGGATAAGAACATCGTAGTTCTTCTTGGTAGTTATCTTGTGGAGTTCTTCGATGACACCCAGAAGGGTTTTGCCAAGACCGCGGCCCATACGATCGACTTTACGTTCTGCTGTACAAGCAAGTACAGGTATCTGATAGTCACGCGGGATGAAATTGGAGATATCACCACTATCGTTGTTATCACTGCCGCTAGTAGTGCGGATATGCTTTTCCGCCCACCAGATGGGATCGTAGATCTCCCGCACTTCTTCCACAGTCAAGCCTGTTTTCTTGGCTAACTGTATGAAATCAACATAGGTAAAAATACCTTCACAAACTACATTGAAAGGCTTGCCTGGATATTTCTTCTGGTATTCCTCATGACACTTCTTGCAGATGTCATTATCCATTCTGCGCAGAACGCCAGCAGGACCGGGCTTGGACTCGCCGGTGTGTCGTTTGATGACGGGTAGTAAGAATTCTTCATTTGTCATAGGCGTCTTTGCGTCTTATTGCTGCATCCGTATAGGCATAAAGAGCTGCGAGAGCTACAACCTATTAATAATCTATAACTACTATTTGAACTTTATTTGATACTACGGGCGCACTTCCTGTTACAGATCCGGCTGCAAAGTTTATAATGCCCACTTGTCCCGCTTGAACTGGAGATTCATCATCTGCAAGTTGCATCCCGACACGTCCAGATGTTAAGACAATCGGACTATCGGACAGTGCCCCGCTACCAATAATATTATCGTTTTGAAGAACATACCAATGGCCACCAGCAGCACCTTGTACGGCGAAACGAAATACATCGTTCGGTTGAATATTTATAGGAGTACCGCTCGGGTTTCCCCAAAAGTATGTAATTCCTCCGCCGGTGTTATCGATTTGTTGAACATACCAAATTGCTGCGCTTGGGTTGTTGAATCCACCAGCAACGGTCAATGAATACGATGAAATGAGACCTATGCCACTACGGCCATATATATGATAACGACACCAGCAGGACCTAAAGTCGTTATCTCAACCTCAATATACTGGTCATTTGGAAGGCTATCATCGATATATGTTCCCTGACCATCGGCTTGAAACTGAATAGTTGTCGTTGCTTCATCGTTTACAATGCAAAGTTGGTCATTGACAGGAAGACCACCATTCATTTGCCATTTCGTTGGATCGAGCGGACTCTCATTCCCACGCTGGAAAGTATCAGTAACAATCGGTGTAAAAGTAAAGGCCATTAAAATCCTTTAGTAATCTATAACTATTACCTGAACTCTGCTTGCCAAATCGCCTGTGAAATTGACGCCCGCGATGTCCGCGCCAGCAACCGTTTCGCTCGCGCTGGTCGGCGAGAAGGTGTAGCCCGTCTTGGATGGGGTGACTGTGTAACTACCGCTCGCAAGTCCGTTTATCGTATATGAACTGTCGGAAAGCGCCGTCACGCTACCCGAAGCGGTTCCCGCGTAAGAAACCGTGGCTCCTGCTACGCCTGCGTTGCCACTGATGGAATACTCAAGGTCAAGAAGAGCGCCAGCCCAAGAACTGTAACCATTAGAGGTGGCGTTTCCTGCTCCCCAAATACCTGATTGCCCAGAAGTGATTGGTGAAGTGTTATCAGTATAAGTCAGAACAACGTTGCCATTCTGCATGCAAGTTAAAATGGTTCCGTTCGTGCTGTTATAGCTCGCGTAGAGCCGAATCACATCACCAGTGACAGGAGAGGTTGCATTGGCTGTCAAGTTAGAAAAGGTTCCTGCTAAACACTTACAAATGTTGAAACTATTATTTGCAAACTGAATACCATAAAAAGTATTCGCACTCGATGATATGAAAACAGCGGGGCCGCCATTTTGCGTCCCCCCGGCAGTGGTAACAACTGCTGTTACTTCACTATATTGATTTGAACTTGCTGCCAAATCAGAGCGATACGCTTGTGATAAAGCCTGTCCAGCAGGACCTTTATAAACTTTATCCGAAGAAATCTGAAACTGGGACGTTCCTTCATAGACCCAATTTGCATTTGCCGTATGCAAATCGCCGTTGGAATAAGTGAAGCTGTCGGAGGCAGAAGCGATTACGTCGAACGGCGTGCCAAGGTTGGAGGCTTGAAAATTGTCCAGTGTCGTTCCGTTATTGCCTGGAGGATTGACGACAGTAGTCCAAGTCGAATACAGGTATTCGCTTGAGCCACTCATACTCCATGCCCAAAGACCAGGGACGCCCGAAGCAATAGAAGCATCCGTTAGTTGGTACAAACCACCTGTACCATACGCGGCTAACGCACCGGTAAGGATTTTCCCATTATAATAAACGGTAAGCAGACAACTTGCACCACTGCCCGCTACTTGAAGAGCAATAGTATCTCCCACTACAGGAACGCTATTTCCAATTGGATTATTGCCAGACCCCACTAGAAGAGTTCCGACACCGCTTATAACTTTCCACAATTCATAATAAGCAATTCTACCATCACCGCCAAAAGAATTTGAACCACAGTGGAAGAAGTAGCCGGTGAGAGTTGCGGCTGTCGTCCCACTCAGACGAACGCAGACACCTGCGCCCGAGTCGGAAGGGCAAATAGCGGTTCCATTTGAACCCGTTTCTGTTACGCCGGAAGCGTTAGCGATATTGAAATATCCGCTGCCTGAAGAAAGAATGGCAGTGCTGAAGGTGCCATTATTTCCGAGATTCTGTAAGCCAGAAATTTTACCGTAGAACCACCCGCCTGTTAAAATATCCGCTATCGAACCTTGAGTCACCTTATAGAAAATTTGCGATTGCCCGGCAGAGAACGTGACCCCGGTAATTTGAAGTGTAGCTCTGTACGGTGCGACTGTTTTAATTTGAGCCGAAGCCCATTGATTGTTGGTAGAAAAAGGTGTGCCAGTATAGAGCGAACAAGCATCTCCACCACCCGCAGCGATAGGACCTACCCCATTGCTGCTGATGAGAATTCCACCAGACAAGGCATTCGCCATGGTCTCCGCAGAATTGGGAATAGCCGCGCCCCACGGAGAGCCTAGCGCACCGTCTGCCCGAACGAAATTATCGGATATGTAAGCCATCAAAACACCTCAAGCGCAGCTAAAAGAGCGAGCATTGTTTATAGTCTTGTTCCTGCAAGGACTATACCTATGTTAGCAAGAGCTGCGTCTGCTGCTGTCGGTCCGTCCAGTTCAAGGATATCGCCCGCGGCAAAAGTGGCTCCTGTTGGGGCTGACCAGACTCCCGCTGTGCCGCCCGAAACAGCAGCATCAAATGTGACAGTAGCAAAGGATGTAGCATCTTTTTTGAAGGTATAGACAGGAGCATCTGAAGTAGCGGTGCCGCCAGAAGCCCCCACACCAGCACTAGCCAAAGAAAGTGTAGCTCCAGCAGGAAAATTAATCGCGCGAGTCAAAGGATCTCTGAATAAAATCTGAGATGCAGAGCCAACTCCAGGATTGAAGAAAGCGAAATCGACAGGAGTAGATGGTGTAGCACCTGTGGGACCTGTTGCACCTGTGGCGCCAGTGGCTCCAGTCGGACCGGTGGAACCTGTAGCGCCAGTGCCCGGTCCAGTTGGACCTGTTGATCCGGCAGAACCCGCTGAACCTGTCGGTCCTGTGGGACCTATGACGCCTGGACTAGTGACTATGACATTTACGTCGACTGTTGGTGAACCCACGCCAGCCGTGAAAGTAGTGCAATTGAACCGATAGAGAGTATTTTCTGCTATCGTAAAAGA